AAGATTGATGTACACCGAGTCTGTACTCTGTGGTGTATTCAGAAATACCAACTCTCCGCCGGGATTCAGGATATCTTCCAGTTCAAAGATCTGTCGTAACAGCCATTCTCGCTTCTCGACGGTATCCGAGTTCTCAGGTGTCTCAATATCGTCACAGATAATCAACGGGGCGTGATGCCCTGTCTTACTTGTGCCGATACCGCAGGACCACACGGTGGGATCTTTCTGCGGTCTGCTTCTTGCTCGGGACACGAACTGAAAGGCTCCGTCCTTGTCCCACTCACCCGGTCTCAGGTGTTGGCAGATGTCCATCGAATCCAGCATCTTGCGGCTCAGACCAATAAAGTCCTGAGCAAGATTAGCGACACCCGATACAACGATAATTGAGATATCGGGATCTTTGTACAACCTCCAGTTGGCGTAGGCCGCCGTGATGTAGGACTTGCCTACGCCACGCATACCTCGTACCTGTCGCTTTGCGGGGCCGTTGGCCAACCAGTCAGCGATGTCGTATTGAATGTAATCAGGCTCAGGCAGACCCATGGCCTGCCAAGCCAGATACAGAAAGTTTCTAAAGTCACCAGTAATTTCAGGAATAATCATAAAGAGGCATTCGATCTTTCGACCGAATGCTCCTGTGTTTACTTGAATGGGAGTTGAGAGGCGATCTCAGCCACTCTAGCTCCCGGAACCATGGGCTGATCAATCATGGCGGTATCCTCGCCAAGCAGACGCAATGCCGCTTGGTACAGGCCAGGGGTACACTTCTCGGGATCGTCAAGATCTCGAATGATGTTACCCACCAACTTCCGCCTCAGGGTGTCGTTCTGTGAACCGTCGAACTTACGCAGACGCATCTGCAGCAACGGCAACATTGACACACACTGATCGTCAGACAACATGTCAATCAATTCATTAACTTCCGGCAACAAGTTTCACCCCAAGTGCAATACATCCTGTGGCAAACATACCGATAGCCACGGACAAGATATGGTTCTTCGTGTTGTTGACCGCCATTTGATTGGTGAGACACTTAACGTCTCTGGTCAACTCCTCAAGGGTATGCACCACCCACTTACGATGTGATTCCCAACTGTCAGGCCCCTGTTCCATCTTTGCCTCCGGTCTTGCTGAACGAGCGATTAAGACCGGGTACTGCGGACCTGAGCGCGGCAATGCCTTCATTGACCTTGCCTTCTTTGATCAACTTCACGGGACCGTCATACTTGGCGTAGAACCAATTGCTGACAACCATGATGCCCTTGGAGACAAATCCAAGAACGGACTTGACCAATGTATCCAGACCGAACCGCCAACCGACAATGACCACAAGAGCCAGCGTCAACAGGGTAACGACCTTACGGATACCTGAACCCAGGGATTCCCAGAACCCGACGACATCTTGCACATTGTTAGCCGCCTTGCCAACCTCCTTGGCGGACACCGTAACCTCCTTGGTAACCCCAAGGATGGCATCCGTAGATTGCTTGGCCGCCTGCAGGTCCACCAGAATGTCCGCATTTGCCTTTAGAGACGTTTTGAGCGATTCCTGGACCTGGGGGCTACCCACGGCAGGGGTCACCAGCAGAACGCTGCTAATGGCATTGTAGGCCGTCTGGGACGATTCCTCGATCTTGTCCAACTTCACAGACACATTGGTAGCTTGCTCTTTGGCCTGCACCATAGCCTGCTGAATGTTATCGGACTCCTTGTAAAGCGAGTTCTGATACTTGCCGACCGAGGATGACTTACAGCCAACCGCAATAACGGCAAGGACAATACACAGAATATTTACAAATTTATTCATATTACCTTTCTATCAGATGGCAATAGGATTGCCGCCACGACTGGCCAAGATTTGAATAGCTCCAGGATTGTTTCCATCAACAGTGCCGGATACTTGACTGTAGTTTCTAAATACCATTGTTTTATATCTAGTAGCAACATCACTATCCATATGTCGAATTATAACCCAAACTCGGTATGATCCACCTTGTTCAATGTATAATGATCCTTTAGGATATGTCCAAGTCCAGCTACCGCTATCTGGATAAGCAATAGCTACCTGTCCGGGATTACTGCTACTTGCATTCTTTTTACCGATTTGTATTGGTTCATCAAGATAATATTGACGTACTTTAATTCCTGGAGCATCGGTAATGGTGACAGGACTTTCATTTACCACATCGTAAGTTTCAAATCCATTGCATTCTTCAAGAATAAGTTTATCAAATATATAGTAATATTGAGTTGAAGAAAGTTCAACAACTAGGTTTTGTTGGTTAGGAACATTTGCTGCACCTTGTTTTTTAGCAAAGACACCTGCAAGAATCAAACGAATAGATCTCGGAAAGAATCCAAGTTTTGCCAAACAGTTGCTGTCATCTAAAATCGGCTGCGTTTGATCGAACTCAACCAAACGAGGAACAGTACCAGCAACACTGTCGTTAAGATTTGAGCCAGTCGATGTTCTCGAACCGCCGGATGCGGTGGTTTGATTTGTGTTAAAGTAATAATCAGGAGCAGCACCTGAGCCGTTCGGAGGTTCTCCGTATCGAATTCTATTTGTAATTGACGGCAAACTGGTGTTAATAATGCTGCTGATTTGTCCGTAGTTAACAGCATCAGTACTAGAAGTTCCTGCTTGAACATTGATAATCTTTTGATTATTCATGTTCACACTAAGCGTAGGAACTGCCATCAGATCGAGTCTGTTAGTACGAACTGAAGCATTAAAGCCTCGAATAAAACTAGCATCAATAAGATCAAGTCTTACTGATCCATCTTGATTAATAACAATAAGATTGCCTGCTTCTGCGGGCCAGACCGTGCTGTTGGCTGAGTTATCGTACCGTCGATACTCATCGCCGACAAAGTTCAAATGTTTCTTTTTGATTGCATTGTCCGCAATTTCATCAGATCCAACACTTCCGAGTTCAGCTTGAACTGCGACTGTTCCAATAAGTTGTCGAACACAAATAGATGATCCAAGCGGAGGTGCAGATGTAAATGTCAGCATCTTACTTGTTCCGGTATAGGAATATCTAAACGATGTGCCTTCAAGTCTGTGCCATGTTACTGACAAACTAATTGTTTGCGTGTTCTCCCAAGATTCAATTTCATCGTAACATTCTTGATATGTACCATAGAATGTTGAAACGGGAGGATTTTGTCCATTACTAGCGGTAACATTAAGCTTGTAGATAACAACAATGCCGGGATAGTTGGCACTGTTTGCACCCAAAATAGCCTCTACTGCTGTTTTTTGACTGGTCAATGGCACAAGCCAAGATGGATTTTGTGGCATAAATATTCTCTCAATTAGGAAATTACACTACCCGTAGATGAGACACTGCTAGCCGCAATTGCTCCGTTTTGCAGGGCGGCTGTGGCTCGTTCCAGAAGCTGACTAAATGGTACACCTTCACCCGGATCAGTGTCACACGGACAAAGTGTAAGACCATCAATGCTGACAAACAGATTGTTTGCGGTTGTTGACGATGGCGCACCGTTCAAATAGAAATCTACTTGAGATCCAGTTCCATCAAAGCACCACTGATTTGTCGTGGTAACGGTAGCGGTATCAAGTCCGGCAATCAGATTGTTGACTTGATCCAAGGTTGTCCAACCAGATCCTTCAACAGCCGGACCGCAGTTGATACTAGAAATGTTTTCACCATCCCATCGAGTTTCGGATGGAGTTTTTCTTAATGCTGTATTTGATTCATCAATCGCTTCTTGAGCAATAAACAAAAGTTGATCGCCTTCGAGATCAAGATCGCTTTCGTCAATACCTGCGTTATTAGTCCAATCGACGTAACGATCATCTTTCTTAGTATCTCGTTCGATTGCAACAATATCTCCGGCAGCCATAGCATTGGCAACGAATCCAATAATTGTGATTGTATTCGTTGTAGTGTTAATGGTATAGTCTGTAAGATACGTCAACAACTGTGAGTTCAAATAAACCTTAAGCTGCTGCTCTTCAGGGTCGGCTCCTGCTCCAAGCATTTGAATATTAGAATATACAAATTGCTTTGCTCCTGATTGCCAAACATATTTAATTCTACTGTAAGCCATACTAAAGTCTCCATAAATGGTAACGGGAAAAGATCCCCCAGTAATGTCTTACTGAGGGATCGGAAGCGCAATGTTCCTATTAGTTCGCAGGCTTGAATTCGTCAGGATTTTTACCAAACATGTAGTCAGAAATTCCGTTGTATCCTGTGGCTTCCGTAATGGACTTCATCCACCAGGCATTGAACAAAGGAATGTTACTTTCAACACGTTGAGCATCCTTAACATCTATTTGTTCTGTAGAAGAAACTGAGTCCTTCATTATGTTTGCAATAGACTTGAAAGTTCTTGCTGTTGAACTGATTGGGTAAATACTCGATGCACTGACTTGTCCCGCAGGACGATCAGACATAACTTCCATAACTGTCATTGGAATGATGTTCGTTGTTCCAATGAGGTTTGAACGTCCGACTGTCAACATCATGTTCTTAACCGGACTTTCTGCCCAGTCCTGAAGAACATCCTCGGCTGATTCGTCTCCATACAGAGTACGAAGGGAAACGTTGTACAATGTTTCACCGAACAAGGCGACACTGACCAAGAACAAACCATACGCCAATTTTTCATTTGCAATATTATTAAGCATGATGTTATTAAACCATGCTCGTGCAAATCCTGTAAACTGGTTCTTCAATTTGCTGAATGGATCAATGCCACCCATAGGCATATTGACATCCTGAACACCAGGAGTGACAACATGTCTAGTCAATTCAGTTTCTTTGTACGAGTTGATGATATCAACAGCGTCCGTGTATTCCGGATTCTTCAGTTTGAGTTCTTCGAGAAGATCGTAATCCAACGCACCGTTGTCTTTATCAAGAAGTCTGCCGCCTGTTTTGAGATCCATCTCACGAATTTTCTGGATGATATCAGGATTCAATAGACCTGCTTGGTTAAACCTAGCAGCCAATGAGATATCTTCACCAAACCCGTGATCGCTTGCCATCTTTCTGAAGACCGCCTCAGGATCGACTTCATTGGCCCAGTTATAAGCCGCATGAGTCTTGGCCAACGCTTCAAGATTGTCGAACAAACGAATCAGACGTACCGAGGATGCGTGTACAGCCATCGCAGAAGCAAAGCCCTGCAACAGATCTTCACCCGCAATGCCACTGGTAGCGTGATGCAACCATGCAACAACGGACTTGGTTTTGTTCATCAGTCCTTCCGAGCCAAGAACGACTCGTGTCGGATTGATAAACGTACGCTCAAGCCAGTTACGATTGATTGTAACTGAATCAACAGAAGATGCCAAAGTGTGAGGCAGTCTATTACGCATCCACAGGTATCCTGCGGTAATGCCCTTCAACTGATCCTTTGTCATACCTCTCAGTGTGTCTCGAACCAGCCGTGAAAATCCGTGCGCTCCGTCTTTGACGGCGGTATTCAACAAGATCATGGGAACTTCGGTCACGCCTGTTGCTACGGCACTGCGAGCAGACACGGGAATTCGTGCCGCTGTTCCAATGATATCCGCAAGATCGTCTGTGATTCCTTGCTTTCTGGTGATATCAGAATACGATGAATCTCTCAAAGCATTGAACTGATTGCGAAGGTACTGTGTACTATTTTTAATTGCTTCTCGGGCTTTCTCATCAAGATCAGCCTGTCTCAGTAACATGTCCTCAATACCGTCAATCAGTTCCAAAGCACCGATATCTCGTCGTGAAACACCAAGCAATTGTTTGACAAAGGCATTGATGGCTTCTTGTTCAGAGATTCGATACACGGTTCTAGTATATTGGTTGAGTCCTTCACCGGGACGGAAGTCAATAAACTTAGACACTTCAGGATGAAACCATGCGTCAACCTGGACGGCACGTTCCAAAGTAGCGTCTGCCCTAGCCAACGCCAAATCTTGTTTGGCCTTGTCAATAGGCATTCCAAGTTTGTTTCTAGCCGCAAGGTGTGCTTCTCTCAAAAGACCCTCAACAGGAACTCCATCGGTATCAACCTTGGTTGAACGCAGGATTTCAAAGTATCTGATCTTATCAGCAGGCAACAGATCGTTCACGTTCTTCGGTTCTGCTGAATATCCTCGACCTAAACCAGCAAATGTATACTCACTAGTAGCGGGATTCCAAACCCACATACCTTCAATAGATCGAAGTGTCTTCTTGTGCAAGACCGCAGTAGGTCCGCTAAATTGTTCATCAAAGAATTTAAACAGACCATCTGTAAGCCCTTGTAAATCACGACGATCACTTCTAACTACGAACGTTCCTGAGTACGCATCAAGCGTTCCCTTGAAGTGTCCTGATGCAATTCCTCGACGTTCCATTTCTTTATACAGTCCCGACAGAATCGGAACCACCTGATCTGCTAGTCTCTGAATCTGAGGACCAGTAGACGTAGGCAATGTAACGTTATTGATTTGAGCCAGCGATACTTTCATCACCAGTTCTCGTGTTGCATCGTCAACGTTATTCAGAACAGTATTGATCTTATCAATCGTACGGCTGATTTGAGTCACAGCCAACTGTTTACGCTGGCTAAGACCAGGACCAACCAAAGTGTTGTATCCAAAGGACGATGTGTAGAGATTGTGAGAAGAGACCAACTGACTCATTCTGGCGATAATCGGAATAGCGGAACCGACCGTGGCCAAAGAGCCTTGGTCAAACACGCCACCAACCTTTCGCAATGTACGAACAGAATCTGAAGAGGCGTACACAAGCCAGTTGTTGTTGCCCTTGTTCAGTGTTCCATCTTCAGCAGCATTGACAAGAATACGTCCAACTTCATTAGAGTCGGCTTTTTCACCGGAAAGTTTTTCTGGAACTCCGAACTCAAAGATCTTTTCACGAGTAGCAGGAACCTCTTTCATTCCTTTGCTGTTGGCAGGAGCATAGTTTCTGTTGAACACTTCGTGCAATTTTCTAAGAGATCTGCGTATTTCAGTTCGGGCTGCGCGTATCTCTTCCAGATTGCCACCTGCGTCTGCCTTGTCTCGTGCCACTCGTGCTGCTTCCACGGATTTAACGGCTCTGGCATAAGCACTGGTGGGATTGTTAAAGTCATTAACAGGAACGACCAACTTCTGAAGTTCTTTGTTGGACGGAAGAATCAACGGTTCAAGATCGTCACCACGGACAACAACCTTGGGTGCTTGTCCCGGCGCATAAACCACACCCTCAACAGGTTGGTTCGGGAACTCAGGATCAAGATCTGCCCAAGTCTTTTGACTGTCTGTAAGATGATTCTCAAATCCGTAGTACATCTTGTTCAATGTTCTATTGAACTCAGCCTCAGACATGATGTAATACTTCGCTATCTGTTCAAGTTCCTTTCTCATGTCCCTTGAAAGACGTTTCTTCAGTATTTTTGTAATGAATTCAGAAGTATTTCCGATCTTCTTTTTCTTTCTCAGTTGATCGGCGATCTCTTCATAGATCCACGACATACTAGTGGACTCGGGAAGAAGATCGAGTTCGCTGAACTTAATGAGTGCATTGTAACGTGCGTAGATACGCTGGGCAAGAATATCCAAAGCATACGCATTCTTCTTAGCCAAAGCCTTAGCACGAGCGGTCATTTCTCCATCGACTTTTGTCTTAGGAGCCATGCCTGTTGCATCGGTATACATCAGCAACTTCTCATATTCGTCAACAGAAAGTCTGACAATCGGATTGCGTGCTTGACGTAACTTTTGCCTACCTTCTCGTACCGCTCTACGAATGCGTTCATTCATTTGAGATGCCATATACATAATTGTGGCATCGTCCATGTTTGCATTTTCACGAAGGAACTGCATCATAGCAACACGTTCTTCGTGATCTGAAGCATTCATCAATTTAATCAAAGCACGGTTAATAATACCATCAACCTGAACTTCAACGTAACCTGCACGAGAGTTTGTTCCGATAGACGCTGAGATAGAATCAACGTCTATGTTTTCTGGTATCTCAGGTTTAACCGTATAATCATAAGTAATACCATCTTTTACAACCGTAATAGGTCTCGGTGTAAACATCGTGTCCATGATCTTGATAATGTCGTCACTGAGGACAATATCTGGACTTGATGTGGTAATGGTCTGGTATAGATTGGCCAACCAGAATCGCATCTTCGCAAAGATAGACCGAAGTCCTTCACTGGGAACTCGGCCCTGTTCGACATAGGCAAGGAAGGAATCCGCAAATTTGTCCTTGGAGATCTGGGACCATGTTTCCATGTCCTCAGTTCCTGCCCACTTAGCCAACTTCTTCTTTTGAGACGAAGGAAGATCTTTGTAGAATATGGTGGACAGTTCTTTGACCAAAGACTTAAAGTCTGTTTTGTCTTTAAAGGCATAGATGATTGTCTTGCCTTTGGAGGTGTCTGCCCACGCTTCTCGCATCTTGGGATCGACCTTCATCTTCTCCAGTGCCGCCGTTCTAAAGTCAGGCGACTTGGGATCAATAATAAAGTCACCAATTCGTCTGGCAATGTATTGATCCGTTGTCAATCCAAGTGCGCTGGCTCTGTGAGCCACCAACGTCAACAAGGTAATCGCCTGCTCGTCAAGCAGTTTCTCATCGACAGCAGTAATCTTGGGTCGCATGTCTGAAACAACACCCATGACCTTTGTGCTGTCTCCGGCTGCATTGACAACAACACCAACGAGATTCTCGTCAGGCGTTGTCGAGTAGATGAAATCTTTGCTTTCTCTGGTAACAACACCTTCCGACAACATGGCCTTACCGTTAAGGCGATTCAAAGCATCTGCCTCTTCTTTGAGAACAAAGATAAGACGTGCCTCGTTGCCGAACAACTGTTCAACAGTTGCGGTTGTACCATCTTTCATTGTAAAGGCTTTAGTTGAATCGTCATAAGATGTAGCACCGATATCGGAGACAACATCTTTACCAATAGCCATCGTAGTCGGCTTGCCTGCTGACAATGCCTGTCGGATGTTAGCCAAGAACCACGCACTATTTCGTTTGGGATTGGAGGACGCTCCAAATGAAATCGGAACTCCATCAATGATCAAATCATTTTCAATGAACATGTCGAACTTTTCTTCAAGAGACGGAATACGTCCCTCATTCAGTTCTTTGTTCTTGTTGTATTTAGCAAGTTCCTCGATATCAACAGCCATCCTGGAGATTTCAACTTCGTTTGGATTACTCTTAACAATCCAATCTAAGAACATTGCCTGATCAATACCGGAATCATCAACGCTGTCCCACCAGTTCTGGTTCAGAATACGTTCTGTGTGGTAGAACGCACTGCTCCACGGATCTTTGGTAAGACGTTGCAACTGAAACGCAAGTTCTTCAGCCAGTTCTGCACGTTTCTCAATCTTTACAAACTCAGGTATTTCCAGTTTGGGATCGACGCGCTTTACTGGAGGCGTAACGATTCCAGATATTTTGGATACTGTGTCCGCAACAACCTTGGGTACAGGAACCTTTTCTCGAATCTTAGGAATAACGTACTTAGATCCGGCAAATACTCCAGCCAAGAACGCACCAAATCCTGCACCTGCCACGGCTCCGTAGACCAACTCCTGAGCCTGTTGACTAGGGGTGTAGGTAGATCCTGCTTCTTCTAGATATGTAGATGTATACGGAGTTGATAGAATATTCTGAGCAACAACCGTGCCTGCACCTGAAGCCAACTATGTTGTCAAGTTTTTGTTTGTCAGATTGAATAAATCGTCAGCAAATTTTGCGGCATTGTCTGTGTGTTCAGCAACAAACATTAACGCATTTGCGCCTCGACGTGCTGCAAATCCAGAGGCTCCTCTAACAAATGCAAGTTTTCCTGCTGCAGTAGACAGGCCTCGTGCCGATTTTGTTACAAGACCTGTGCCAAGGTATGTAGTAGGATCTCCTAATACGTTCGTGGCAAGAGCAATTGTTCCTGAAATCGGAGACCACCATGTCTCGAATACGCCTACGTTGTCTTCAATTGCATTAAGAGTTCCAAACACTTCCAGAAGTTTATCAGTCGCTTCATCTGCTGTTTGATTGAATCCAGTAAAATTATATCCGTATCCTTTGATACGTTCCATAACTTCCGCAGGAACGGCTTTGGCTACTTCTTCACCGCTGTTGAATTTTCTCCAGTCATCGGGATCAATGTTATATCCGTTCTTGAAGACATCATAAGCGTTGGATCGAGCAGTCGCTTCAGCACCAAATCGAAACACGTTGATGACATTGAAGCCGCCGCCACCGATAATCGTATTCTGAGTAACAAACGCATTTGACACATCGTTAGCAAACGACACCGTAGGGTTACTGAATCCTCGATCTGTAGAGAACTGAGGCAATGTAGGAGTAAAGTCTTTTGCTCCCATTGCATATCTAGGAGATATGGCGGGTCCATACACTCGTTCAACAGGAGCAAAAGTAGCCTGCGGTTGGCTTCCTGATTCTTCAGGAAGAGGAATGTCTGTGGTCGCTTCCGTATACAAAGGCGTTTCCGGAACTGGAAAATCTTCCTTTGTAGATTGCTTAAGTCGATTGAACAACTTATAAGCCTTGGTCATGGTTTCAGATCCACCTGCAAGAGATCCGTCTTGCGTACTATCAGTAGGCATGATGCCTCCTTTCTAAATTGCCGAACGACATTTCTATCGTTCGACAGTGTGATTATCGTGAACGTGTTCCAACATTAACAACCGGACGCATTGGGCGATTTATACGATCATAGATTGGCTTTGCTGCCATTCGTTCTTGTGCTGACATTGCTACGAATGGAGGACCGCCTGTAGGTTGCTCACTGAGTGTCGGGAATTGAAGACTGTCATTAGTCAATCTGATTTCGGTCAAACCGTCTTTGGCATAGATGGTTTTCCAAACAGACTGTCGCTCATCCCAATACTGTAATGCACCACCTCGTGCAAGTTGGTAATCTGGACTCATGTTACCAGGAGCCGTGTTAAAGAACGTCAGCATGTTGTCTTCATCGAACGACAAGTTCCATGTAAGATCATACATTTCTTGTGCAGTAACACCTGCCTTGGCGAATTCGATCTCTAGTAAATCCCCAAACGTATTGAACTTCACGTTAGAGTTTACTCCAAAGTGTTTGCGGTACGCTTCTTTGTAGCGTTCTGGTATCTGTTTATTGAATACACTGGTGAGCAGATCTTGACGTTTATCGTCTTTGACATAATAACCATAAGGATCAACAAACAAATTCTTGCTACCGTCCGGCTGATAGACAACGGCAAATCCGTTCTTGTCTAACATTGCCTTGGTTACAGCAGTGGCATCAGCCTTAGGATACAATGCCTTTGTAGACTCATAGGCTGTTTTAATAAAGTCAACTTCTCGTTTAGATAGATTAATATTTATCATATCCAACTTATTAAGAACGTCTTTGAATTCTGTTGCACCTGCCGTCTGTCTTGCTGAACCATCGGGATCGGCAGCCATAGCCACATTCTGAAGATATTGAGTAATTGTCATACCATTCGGTACGGACACCTTACCAGTGTCATCAACAATGTTTTGGACATGAGCAAGTTGGATTAACTGAATATCTGTAAGTTGACTCTCTTTTGAATTGCGAAGATAGGATCTGATACTCGGATTCTCAAATCCATTCCAAGACCTGAACAAAGCAATTCCTCTCATCACCTCAAAAGGACTGCTTGAAGAAAGGTCTTTAGCAATCTCTTCAACATAGTTCAGAGTTGGATTTTCTCCGTTCATTGTTTGCTTGTCTCGCATGGCCATTGCACTAGCAAGACGCAACTGTTCGTTCTGGTCTCCTGGTTCTCTGCTGTTTACCAACTGTTTGATTCGATCAGAAGAAAACCCTAGAGATTCATAGCCACGAATACCGTCACTGATTATCGTTGGATTTCTAGTTTCTTGACTGGGAAGAACAAGTTTGTCCACAAGTTGTCCGATTTTAACACCGCTTCTTTGTGCTTGCATAATCTGATCAACGGTAACCCCTTTCTTTGGTTTACCGTCTTTGTCAGTATTGTCTTTAGTTCTAAAAGACTTGCTGACATCAATAGCAGCCTGAAGAATCATGTCTTTGGCATCGTCTTGTCCGAACGTCAATGCCGTAGAAAAGTCACCTGTCACAAGAATCTTATTGAGTTCGTCTTCAGAGAATAACGGACTGCCGTCAGTCGGATTCATCATACTTCGGAGTTGATCAACAAGAACAAAATCTCCGACTGTACTGTTTGATGGTGTACCGTCTGTGTTCATCAGCCATTCTTTGGCATGTTCGGATGGCTGTGCGCCCGTAAACGAACGTGCAACAGAAGAAAGTGCAATATTTTCTAGTGCTTTTGTTCCATTGCTTTGAACTCGATTCAATGCTTCAGACGTTCCGGCTGTTCGTGTAAAGAATGGAGTTGCCTTAAATATCTGATTCATGTTGTAGGCAACTTCAGCCAATTCTTGAGGATTACTGGTAGAGGAAATATCAGAAGACAATCCCGTAATGGCCTGATTAACAGCCTGTTCGATCTTGCTTTTGAAGGATATTTGATCGGTAGGACTGAGCGTCTTTGCAAACTCTTCTGCGTTAGTTAGTGAATCGACAAAGTATTGTGCGCCAAACTTAATTGATTTTTCAATGTTGTCTACGCGCATTTTGATTTGGGCCTGTTGAGTTTCGTCTTGAATCTTGATCCCAAATTTCTGTGCAGTTATAATACCTTGTTTTTCGATAGATTCTTTTAGAATCGGATCATTCGTAGGAAGACCAGTTTCATTGTTCCATATGATTCTAGGGTCTAGATTTGTATCTCTGATATTGAAACCAATCAACTGAATTACACCATTGACACCATTAGTAGCAACGAAATCTCGTGTGCCTTTATCAACGTCAAACTTATCTGATATAATACCAGAACTTACACTCGACAGTTCGTTTGCTTTTTTGCGCAAATCCAGGACTTCAGTCCTTTTCTGTTCTATTTGTTTCTGGATTAGATCTTTTTGTGTCACTCCAAAACGAGTTTGAGCGGCAATGATTTTTTCTTGTGCTTTAAGATTGCCTTCGTATTGTTTAGAGAGTTGTTCCAAGTTCTGTGCAGCAACAACAAAGTTTCCGTCAACTTCGTATGTATATTTGACGGCCTCTAGGTTTACATCCAGCAGTTGAAGAGCGGTCTCAGATTGTCTCTTGAGATAGTCCTCTCGTTCTTTTGCTGCAGTCTTCTGGAGTTCTTCGTTATATTTGCTGATGGTTTGCTTTACACCAACAAGACCTTCAGTCGCTGCGGTACGAATAGCAGGAGGAAGAGCACCTGTAGTGCTCATCTCTGTCTGATAAAAGTCTTCAAGAATACCGAGATCGTTATTGTTTGTAGCCTCCAGTTTGGCGGCTGCTTCTCGTTCTTGGTATGACTGAATCTTTGATTTTGTTTGCAGATTGATCACGTCAGACGCAGCACCTGCAACAGCAGGAACAAGTCCGGCGATCTGAGCGAACAAAGACTGCTTCTGCTCGACCTGTACGGTCGGTTGCATAGCAGGATTAAACGTGGTCTGGCTTTGGTATTGACCAGGGCCTGGACCAAATGTGGGCATTCGTGACATGTTGTCTCCTATTTAGGCTAGTCTAAAATTACCAATACTTTGTGCAGTAGGAGAACTGAATCCTGAAGATCCGGCAGTGGAGGACATTGCTGTTCCTGTTCCTAAAGAACCAGCACCTCCACCAATACCCGCAGCACTGAGAGAACTACCAAGGGCAAGTCCTGCTTGCAGTCCCTGAAGACCTCCTCCGATACCTGCCATCCATGGGTTTTGAATCATGGATCTTGCTCGGTTGATTTCACTGGCTGCGTTGGCCCAGATATTGACTTCTTGGGACGCGCCTTGCCGTTGAATGTTGGTAACATCTTCCAAAGCAGCGGCAAGAGACGCTCTACGAATTGCTTCGGATGCTTGACTTCCAGCAACGTTTCTTACAGCGGAAGAAGTGTCGCTGGCTTTAATGTATTGTGCGTATTGATTAGACAACTTCTGTAGTTGTGAGCGAACTGATTGATCATTGAGAATGTCATTAGCCTTCGCTGCGGCGGCTGATGCTTTCATTTGTCTCTCGGCATTTCGGTTCTGGGCTGAAGCCTGTGATGCGCTAGATGCAGCACCAAAGGCAGCCATACCGATTCCTAGAGTCAGTGATACTGGGTCTGCCATATGTATCTCTTTATTTAGCCGGGTTACGTTTAAGCGGAACGAATCTAATTAACATCGTTCCAGAAACCAAACGAGCCGGAAGGTGTGAATCGCTTGTAATTTTGATGGACATATTCTTGGAAGAGACCATGGGCTTGCATGAGAACTCTCCGTCTTTCTCGATTACGATTGATCCCGCAACAGCGGAACCGACACGCAAGGGATTGAAGACGTGGCTGTTGGTCTCTCTCTTGTATGGTTGCACTTCAACTTTATAGTATCCTGTGTTCTTGTGAATCAATCTCAGTCCCATGACAGAGATTGTTCCAGGCACTACTCGGTTGTTCTGATCTTTGACGTATGGCGGTGTCAATTCTACAACCATGTTGTATGACCTACCAACAAACGAAGATCCCGCAAAGTTACCAGAACACGTCAGGACGGTTACACCACCAACGGTAGTATTGGTAACGACTCGCTCAAAGCCTGCCTTGGAACCGAATGCAGATCCAAGGATGACCTTGTTAATGCTAGAGTCAAGAAACGGCAGGGTCCAAGACGTGATCTTGGTTGCTGTGTTGTACGTTCCTGTGACTGCAAAGCGTCGATCAAGTCTGTTGGCGAATGAAAGACCAGAGTCGTTGGCCTCTTCACCGATTAACAACTTATCAAAGTAGTAACTAGATCCTCGCTTAACCAGGATGTGGACCCACGAGTCAAACGTATTGAACGATTTGATCGTGTCCACTAAGGTCTCTGTTCCGTTGGGATTGGTAATGACACCGAATCTCCATTTGCACCATGCGGCTTGAACCTTCTCGGTTCCTGTCATCACACAGTAGTGAACATAGATGGTAGAGGGATCATCATCGAACGTGGCCATGACCATGTTCTGTGTGCCGATAGACTTCAGTTCCTTAGGCGTATTGGGCAACCATCCCTGAACGTGCAGGGAGATGTCTACCGCCGTGTTGCCTGATACGGCATCCGTATAGAAGTATTCATACAGACGAGAAGGATCTTCTTTACTCAGGAAGAACAATCGTCCGCCCATGAAGATAGGAGGACACGAGTGGTCCACAGAGTGTCTGGTTGTAGAGAACACGTTAACTGAGGTAGGAGTCAAGGCTCCGTCTCCACCGCCTCGTACTTCGTACTGATACGAACCAGTACAGAACAGCACGAGACTGAGACCAAAGGACACCATGTGCCTGATCTGTGTGACCGTTGTACCAAAGGTAGCAATGTCAATCGGATCGGAATCTCCGACCTGTCTCCAGTTGTCCAAGAAGAAGTTACCGTAGTCGCTGATAGCCGACGACATGGCAAACTCGTCCCACGACAGCCAGAGGCGGTCTTGATGAAAGGTCATGGATGTCAACTTCTTACCTACGAACTTAGGCGCAGGGTTGGTCAAGGTGTCACCTGAGTATCTAGGAACCCAGGTATAACACGACAAGGTAAACGTACCATCGGGATTGTAGAACAACTTAACGGGCATCTTAGCCGCATCAAGCGTCCATCCCGCTTCGACGGCAGGTACTCGTGTGTACTTAGGACCATCGTTTGCTGTGTTCTGAGTCTTATAGTATCCTGCAGGATGTCCTACAGAATCTCCTACAGCGTACCAATACTGATTATCGGCTGTAGGTTTCTCAGGAAAGTCTAGATAAGAATCACGATACCTGTAGTTTTCTGGAGAACTGATATCCGTATTCAGAAATCTAATCTTATCTGTAGCAGTAGGATTGTGACTTGCTCCTGTATCGAGAACGTATTTAAGAACAATATGATCCTCTGTTTCATTTGCATACGCATCGTGCGTTGTCTTAAATGTTCCGCCTTGTTGCACTGCAGCATTATTGAATATCTGGAACTTTGTTCCAACAGGCACAAACCTATTTGGACCGACATTACTTACTGTAATCGTTCCAGAGCCTGTTGCATCAATTTCATGTTCACTAGTAAAGACATAGGTAGAACTATTCGCAGATCCGGAAGTGGCAACCGTAACATCTGTATTCAACAGAAACGTGGTGTCTCCGAAACTGATGCACTTGATCGTAGAGGTACTTGAGTTTGTAGTCAGGTACGTTCTCGGATTACCATTTGAAGTATCATAGGTAATCGTCTTCTTATCTCCGGTCAAGGCATCAAAGATCTGAACGACATTGGCATCGTTTGCCGCCTTGTCGGTGCTGATTACAACCATGAAGCGTCTGCTTGTGTCTCGATCAATCCAGTGGTAGTACATCTTCGTACCTTCACTTAGATCGAGGCTGTGGTTGGCACGTCCTGTAGGAACAATAGGAACCGTTCCGTTACGCTTGGACAGTCCCTTTTCAATCGGAAGAACGGTGTTCAGAGACTCTGAGGTCTGTCCCATGACACGCTGAGACTCGGGCTGTGTTGACACACCACCGATAAAGGACGGGATAGGAAATGGATTAGTAGCCATTGTCAATCATCCCCTTGTACTTGGCACTGGGTTTACGCAATCTTGTGACAGCCCAGTACGCATTGTTGTTCATGTTCTTGAACAGGTTAAAGTCTCCCTGTTCTTCGTTGGCACGCATCATACCCATGCGTGATCTCAGTTCCTGTTCGGCCAAGATCTGATCCATGTTGGTGTCGCCAACAGTAATCATCTGATACATTCGTGCGGCCTTGTCCACGATGGCGAACTGAATGTCCATCGGCAGATCTTCAAAGGCAATACCTACCACGAGATTGATTTCAATCTCCTTCGTGAAGGTAAAGGTATTGTTGTCGATATCATACAACCGAGTCGGTTGGTATCCTCGTTGAGTCACGTTACGGTTCAACGTCACAGCATCCACTCTCAGTGTACCCGTAGGAAGGTAGATGTTACCTTCGGTATCAGGCGAGTAGGTGTGGATCTCCGTGTTGACGGTAAGACCTTCCTTCTGGATTTCTGCGGTACACTGGTCCAAGGCGGCCTCGGCCAAGGTTGTGTCATTGATACCGTCATCCGACAACGAGTTTACGGGCTGTTCACCTGCAAACATAAGGATACGGTTAACTGCGGTGAGACGTGAGAATCTCATGTTAGACATTGTAATCTCCTGATTAAAGAAATAAACCCCACATCCATTTCTGAATGTGGGGTCTTGTTGTAATTTAATTACGCCACGCGAGCGATCTTGATCTTACCAGCGGCAACGCTAGTGCTATCAAGACGGTTGCAAACGGCGAGATACTTATTGCCATCGGTTCCAGTGAACCAGCCAATGTTCAACTTGTTGTCGGTCGTGTTGCTGTTACCAGTGGAGGTATCAACAAGAGCCTGACCAGTAGCCGTGGACAACGCGAGACCACCAGCAACCAACGTGCTGATCGTACCGTCATCGTTGATCTGAATCGTTCCGGTGTTTGCCACCGTACCGAGGTGCATGATCGCCCACAGAGTACCGAGAACGGCCTTCTGATTGATCTTGGTGATATACAGACCAGATGAGGACGACACGCCGTACTCTCCAGTTGCTGCACCGTTTGTAAAGGACTCATCATCATCAAGAACAAATTCTTGAGCCTTGCTATCGTAAACTGCCATGAGTTATATCTCCTATGTGTTTAAAAATATGAATTAGGTATCGTCGATCAAACGCCATGCGCCTTCGACACGCAGACCGCCACCACCCGTGTGAATGGAGGACACGAGGAGATCGCTTTGCTTCTCGACAGAACGGCCCGTCTCGACCTTGACACCGCGAACGATGGCAAGACCGACTGAGGACTTCTTCCAGATCATGCCGACCGTCTTCGTAAAGTTACCGCCCCAAGTGTTCGTGGGTTCGGTAGCCGAAGTATCGGTGTCCGGAATGTTGTTGCTTTGGTAGATGTGGACACCCTTGTAGATCAGGTAATCCTTGCGGCGCATACCAGCATGGATACCAGGGTTCGGGTTGCTCGGGATCATCGCATCGGATGCCATCGGCGTGCCGTTGTATCCGTTCGTACCTGCAACGTAGATCACCGAGTTGATGTCACGCATAGCGTGCCACACTGCGGGCTTAACCACGCAGTAGGTTTGCTCACCTTCGGGCAGGTTGATCGAGTCGGCGTAGACGTTGTAGTTGTCAATCGCCTTCAGGACCAACACAGCGCGATCACGGTTGTTGGTTAAGCCACTCCAACCAGTGAGGAGGTTACCACCCGAAGCAAGGGCAACGTTGCCGCCGTTGCTGTCGGGGTTACCGCCACGGAAGTCCGTCAGACCACCCGGACGGGTCGTCATAGCGGCCTTACAGATCAACTTAGCCGTGCGCTTGTCCAACTGACGAGCGAGTTCACGACCATGCTCAAGGGCCACGTTGGAGCGGTATTCCCACTGAGCGAAGAGTTCATCGACATCATCGAACTCAGCAGCCGTGAACAGCGGACGCTCATCGACGTACACCGAACGCTGGGTCTTGGCGATGCCAGTACCAACGATGGTCGCGCCGGACTCGTGCGTTTCGCTGGAGGCCGTGCCAAAGTAGTTAAAGAGGAATTCGAGACCCTTTTGCATCACGGGCATGGACACCATGCCACCGAAGATGTTGTTCTCTTCAAACGCGAGGTAGGTCTCACCCGAGAAGATCGGGAGCCAAAGTTCATTGGGATTCAGATCACCGCTCTTGGTGTCTGAGCCTGGACGAAAGATTGCCATGTGTAATTTCCTTGTCTAATAAAACTTAAAAATAATATAAGTACACAACGGCCTCAGTAGGTTATTGTCATTACGGGTTATTCGTCACGCGACGAGCCACAGACAGCCAACATCGGAACCGTCGATAGAGGTCAACCGCCCTCGGGCAGGGACATATCGAGAAACCCACCCAAGGGTTGTGGCACTTGGGTGAGCGGAGTGTGTCATCGGCGTATACACGCAGATGAATGGTGGTAAATGCACCTGCAGTCGTCAGACCACAGGTGCTTTCTTCATTTCTTTTTATTGCCTGCATAGAAGCGGTTGCTGGCTTCCACGACCATGTTCTGATAATCGGGATCAGATCGGTATCGGGGATTCGCCATCGCACGCATCAAGTCACTGTGTGACTTGAAGTCGATACGATTGGCTACAGTGCCAGATGAAGAAGTGACGGCAATGTCTCGGACTGGCTCATTCGACATGTTAGCCACTCGGCGAGATTGAAGACCACTCAGTACGGTTGACCAAGCATCGGTCTTCAATGCCTTATTGATTTCTCGACGCTCGGCCTCGGGCAGGGACATGGCATACTTGACGGTGGCTTCGTAGTTTTCTTGGCCACCAAGCAGTTTGATTGCCTGGTCTTGCTTGGACTTTGCGGCGTAATTCATAACATCTCGGAAGTTATGAATCAAATGATCCGGGACTCCGGCGGCTTTGAGGTCAGCGGCTGTCTCCTCGGAGATCGTCCCGCTGTCGCGCATGTCGGAGTCAACCTTGTCCCACACGTTTGTCTTGGGAGGGTCTGGGATCTTCAGACCGTCCATGGGCGGGATACTGGTAGACACAGGCTCGTTCCTTGAGAAGCCCGTTTCCGCTACCTTGTTCTCCGTACCCTGACGTGCTTCGGTCGAATTCTTTAACTGAGCCAACTCTTGTTTCGTCTTGGTCAGAGTCGATTCAAGATTCTTGTAGGCTTCAGCCGCTTTCTTTGCATCGCCATTGAACTTAGGTTCCATGGCTTCAGGATTGTTCTTGTAGTAATTCTCAAGTTCTTCTGCACTGATTGACATTAAGCAACTCCTTCAGGCGGCGGTGGCTGCTGCATCATCTGTTCGCCAGCGGCGACACCTGCTGATGTAGCAGTCTGTTCGGCAACACGCATTTGCATTGCCTGCTGTTGTGCTTGCATCTTCTCTTCTTCGGTAAGGAGATAACGATCTCCAACGAATCCGAGACCAGCCATCAAGTCAAACACAATATTACGCCATTTGATATCTTGGACTGCAGTCGGGGGCAAGGCTCCAATAATTTGAACGCCCTGCATCAGACGCATAGATTGAATTTCACGGTGCAACGCTTCGATACCTGAACGCAACTTCAAGGGGGCGACATCATCGACCACGCCCTGAGAAAGAACTCTTACGTTCTGGTCTACGTTCTCGTCGTTGGCCATAAGAAACGACAATCGTTTCACCAACGGAACGTGCAACTCCTGGGTGATGGCACTCAGGATTCCTGACAGACCACCCTCGATAGATTGGATGGTCGCATTGATTTCTGTAGCCGTAACACGTTCACGGTTCTGTCCCGTGTACGCCAAGTTATACAACAACGCCTTCAGGATCGTTGATTCGTACTTGTCTACGGCAGCCATGGTGACCTGTACCTGCACAGGGCTACCGAGTTGCATGACGAACACGTCTTCTCGACGTGCCGACACCCAATCTCCGTTGGCTGAGTTGGCCATTCTACCTAGGTCCGTAACTCCCGCAGGATTGACGCAGAGGCGGAACTCGGAGTTGGCTGCACTTCCCTGTAGCAAGGCGAGGGAATGCGCCATAAGCGATCTAATGTCACCCAGAAGGGATTCAATGATGCTCAGGCCGTAGTTGTTACTAGCGGACGTACCGTACTTCAGGGCGAAGTATGGCAGCACCGTGTAGGACGAGGACTTGTTAATGGCCTCGCCACGGAATTCGTCCGTCACATCGTACCGCTTCTTGCCTTCGTTCCACACGCATCGTGTGTACTTGGGTTCGAGCAGTCGGTTGCCTTGCTTGTATGACCCCGAGGGGCCGGGTCTGTTCTTGAGTCGATCAGGAAGAGTCTCAGGGTCTACCCAAGTACGCACAACCAACTCATAAATCGAGCCGTCTTCCTTACGGATAACGACATAGTTATCGAGTCGGTGCTTCCTGAAGTTACCGTTTGGCAACAACTCAAGCAATGTGTCTCCAATAATCACCAGATCCAAACATACGTTGTGCAGTTCGGGTCGGAAGTTACTGGACTGAAGTCGATTCATAATCTCGGCATCGTACATCGAGATCGTGTTCTGCACCTGCTCATAGGCCGCAGGAGGAACTCCCATCGGGACCATGACATTCGGGGACACAATAGGTGACCCGTTGGTGGGCAACACAGCGTTGGCAATCTTGGCGGCCAAGGCTGCGGCTCCGATAGCAGGAGCAGAGTTCAAAGGTGTATCGAGTTCGTCTTGCTCGTCCCAGTTCTCAGGCGGCAGCATGATTGGGAATGTGTATTCAGCACACTCACGCTTGCGATCAAGAAGAATAAGTCGTTCTGATTCGAGGTTGTCAAACCGTTGTTCTAATGTTTGTTCTGTCATTGCTTACTCCGGAATCCCCAGTCCGGGGTTGGTCAATGATTGTCGGCCACGCTCGGCCAACATTTGGTTTCTACTGACAGCGGATTCTCTCAGTGACCTGAGTTCCGCTGCTTTCTTTGCATAGTCCTCGGCAGCCAGTTCCTCTCGCTTAGGAGGAGGAGGAACAGGAGGAGGCTTTGGTGCTTTACCGCCCATGCCCATGTTGCTTCTCCACTTCGTTCTCTAGGATACGGACAATCTTGTGTTGTCCTGTGATGAACGCAATGTCTTCGGGAGACACCGAGTTCTTGCCGTCTGCTCTGTTCCACTCAAGAGAGTCAACCTTCTTCTGCAGCCACTGCACGAATTCCGGGGTCAACGTCACTGGGCAATCGCTTTTCGTATCTGCCCCACTCGCCCCGAAGAATCGACTCTTCAATTTGTTCAACTGATTTGAACTTACACCGAAGTTTACAGACATAATTTGTTTCCTTCGTCAGCATCATTCGCATGATCATCTCTACCTCAGCGATACAGTTTGTAGGTCGCCGTCCTCGGTAGTTGTTCCACCACCATTTAAGATTCTTCCAAAAGGAAATCTCTTTAGGTGTATAAGGAAACTCTTTAAACCAGATGTCATACAGAAGATACTGAACACTCCATGGTCGGTCATCACTATTGGAATACACGGCAAACGACATACCGTGGTACGGTGTGTAGTGTGTTGTATTGCAATAGAACGCTTGTACATGAGAATACTTCCAACCAGTAAGTACCTCAATAAGCCTTGCTCGAATCCACCACCACACCTTGGCAAACAGTCCGATGTCCTTCATCAACAGAAGATCATCGGCTTTGTAAAGCACAATTGTGAGGGGGATCGAAAGCGCAAGGTCGTTTCTTAAGTCGCAGGCCATTGTTCACCACCTGTATTCGCTTGTGGGTTGCCACGATTGGTACTCGATGGTCGTGTCTACAGGGCCGATGATATGTTGGTTGTCCAATATCTTGACCAACTGTCCTTGTTGCACGCAGTATTCGTACGAATACCCTGCCTTCTGGTAGGCTTTGAGAACAAGTTCTTCCTTGTCTCCGTCTTGGTCAAGGATCTTGGCGGCCTTGGCAGGACCGACACGGTACATACCAGGCACACAGTCGGTGGCATCGCCGGTCAGCCACTGTGTCAGGAAGTTGTCGTACGCCCGTTCAGGCGATACGGTCTTGGCAATCTTCTTCACAGGGTTGTAGTGTTTGCCAGGGATGGACTGTAGATCTTTGTCCACGGTAACGATCACGGTCGAATCGTAGGCTGTACCTAGGATGCCCATGATATCGTCAGCCTCAAGACCAACTTGAGATCTGTTGGGATGCCCGATGGTATCGGGATCTTCCAAGATCTGATACGAAGGAGAAAGATCGTCAGGCAGTGATCGACCTTTGCGGATGTGCTTGTACTGCGGGTACAGTTCGTGTCTGAAGTTAGGTTGCTTGAACTTGGACAGACACAAGGTGACTTGTGGGTTCTCAAGATCAAAGGACGACACGATCTCTGTTTGCCATTGGTGGATCGTACCCTGCAGCATGTTCAGTAGATCAACACGGTCACCGATATTAAGGAACGCGCATCGGTAGGCGAGGTAATCTCCGTCAATAAGTATGTGATCAATCACAATCTGTACACTCCCACAGGTTCGGTTCTCGATGGTACTTCGGACGGTCATCAAGTTGACACGGCAACACACCTTGTCGGACCATCTCCTCGGTGTGAACCAACATCATTGCATTAGCCAACATATGCGCCAAGTGATCTTCATCAGTGTGACCTTCGATGAACTGATCGAGGTGACGCTTGAGAGAGTCGATGTGACGCATCAGGGGAATACCCTTCTCCCAGTTACGGTCGCCGTATCGAGCGGCTCCGCGCTCAAGGACAAGAGCCAATCGACGTGTGGCAAACGTAGAGATCAGGTCGTATCGACCCTTGCCTGTCTGTGTACCACGAACAGCACCTGACTCGAAAGACTGATTCGGAACATTCTCATTCAACATTTAGTGACACTCCGCCCATGATTTGCCGATCTTGTACTCTCCGTCTAGCGGACATGCCAAGGAGAAGTAAGATCCGGCTGACTTGATTGACTCGACACTTGTTGTGCCAATGAACTTTGCAATGTCTTGTGTTCTTGCTTCGGACTGGTACTCGTCATGCACGTTCAGCATGTCTGCCCAGTCTTGGCCATAGACATACGATTCGTTGATTGTTGTGAATCTGAATGTCAAGGCTTGCTTCATCACAAGCGCACCGCCTGATTGAAGTAGCGTATTCAGTGCGGCATGTTGTGACCTGATAGGAATCTTACGACCATCGAGTCCGACAACAAAGCCCTTGACCACACAATCGGAACAGAACTCTTTCAACTCAGCCAAGGCAGGCAGTCCCTCAAGGAACTTTTCTTTGAGACGCTTGCCGTCCTTGGCTGTACCCTTCACGATCTTGCCGATCTTCTCGTCTCCTGCTCCGTACAGGAAGGCGTAGATAAAGGTCTTGGCTTGATCTCGATTGTCGAGACCTGCCGCTTTCTGGTTATAGGTGTGTACGTCACCTTCTGTGACTTGCTTGACGTACTCGCCGTTGTCGTACTGAGCCATATAGTGAGCCAACATACGCAACTCAAGACCACTAGCATCAGCACCAACTTGTAGCCACGTCTTCCTCGGAGTGAAGCAAGCCCTACACTCATACCCATACTCGCCAGCAAATCCATACAGGATCTCCTTGTTCTTACCCTTGCGTATCTTTGGACAGTTGACGTTGGGATCGCTGTGTGTCATGCGTCCTGTGACTGCGCCATTGGTATTGACAGAGTGATGCAGTCTGTTTGTGTTGGGTGAGATACCTGTCATCCACGTCTCTGCAATGTTTGCACGGTTCTGACACATGCGCCAGTCCACGATCATCTGTGCCTCGGGATACTTGTCGGCAAGTTTCTCAAGCACATCGCCGTCTGTGCATGGCTTGCCTGAGTCGGTAACAACCTTGGGCTTCCAGTTGTACTTGGCGATCAGGCGTTCGGCAATCTGATCTCCCGATGCTGGGTTGAACGGAATCTCCTTGAATTTCATCGGACCATCGCCGATGATCGGAGCCTTGATACCGTTCTTCCTGGCCCAGTCCTTTGCATCGGACTTGCGGTCGAATTGTTCAGACACACCTTCGATAAAGTAATACTGCGGTGTCTTCATGTACTCGATGGCAGGCGGGAAAGACTCCTGCAGTTTCTGTAGCAACTGCACACGCTCGTTGTTTGCCAAGGTGTACAGATGTGTAGCGGCATTCGTGTTGATTGACACGCCGTTCCAGTGTTGCTTGGAGATAATCTCGGCAACTTGGTGTTCAAGTTTGATTGCTTGCTTCCATCCGTTCCATCGCTTGGACAGATACTTGTAGATATGTTTGGTCAGCAGCACATCGTTGCCACAATACTGTGACATCTCTTCTGAATACTTGGACCAATCCTTGTGGTCGCCCTTGGGGAACTTCAGGAACTTACCCCATTCACCAAGACTGTTACCGCCAACAGGACTTGTATGGCGATCAGGATACATAAGCCGAGCGATAACCAGAGTATCCAACCGCTTGTTGAAACTAGCGCGGTAAAGACGCTCCAAACAAGGGCAGTCAAACATAATGATATTGTGGCCAACAACGTAATCGGATTTCGATAACCGCTCAACCGCTTGCTCAATTTCGTCAGGTCCATAGACATCCACTCCTTCTTGTTCAAGATCAGACACGCCAACACACCACACGTTGTTGGCATCAACACCAAGGCCATCCGTCTCAATGTCAAAGAACACCATGTTGACTCCTGTAAACCACCACCGCCCCCGGGGTGACGGTGGCAGTAATCTTATTTGGTCTTCTTAGGTGGAACCTTTTCAAGTTCCTGAATCTGCTCGTCTGAGATAGACTGCACCAACTCATCAACCACTTCGGTCAACTTCAACAGTTGCTTCTGCACCTGTCGAAGATATTCCCGGGTCTCGTGATGTTCCTTGGCGAGACGTGGGATGTGGACCTGCATGGCAGAGATCGGAGAAGCAGACGGAATCAATTCATCGTTTTCAATATCAGACATAATCAATCTCCAAGGATGTCGTCATCGGTCTCGACATCATCTTCGGGCAAAGCATTCTTAAAAGTCTTACCGACAGAGGGTGCGCCCTCGAAGCACAACTTACCGTCCTCGTCACGGTCCCAAGGAATCTCAGCCAGTCGGCCTGTCTCTTTCGAGAACCGAAGGGCGTTGATGATTCCTGTGACACCGCTGAAGCGATCCTTGAGGGATCGTACGGCAATTGTGTTGGCAATGTTGAGATCGGGATTCTGTTGGTCACGTTCGTAACCAAGAACACCATCGGCAAGATGGTACAGAGATCCTGATCCACGCAGATCTTTGAGAGAGATCTGTCCGCCTTCCTCGTAGGGCGTGCCGTCAGGCTTGGTCAGGTGACACACAGCCTCGACACGGCACTGGGTACGTTCAACAAACGATCTCAGGTTCGTCATAAGAACGTCGATGTCCTTACGTTCGTTACCTGATTC